GCAGCGATGGAAAAGGTAAAATTATTCTTTGAGTATTTTTCTACCCTTCCAAGTTGGTTTACAAACCTGTGGATTCTTGTCGTGGCGAGCATTTTTGGGATAAAGGGTACACAAATATTTAGGAACGGAGGAAAAAAATAATGGTAAATAGACTATACAATAAACAAGTTTCACCAAAAGGATATATGAAAGGTGGACGTGTTAAAAAAATGGGTGGCGGAATGATGAAAAGAAAAATGCTTAAAGCTGGTTCAAATGGTAATGGTAAGAAAAAAGCTTTTGGTATGTTATCGGTTAAAGCAGGGATAGATAAAAATCCTAACCCCACTCAAGCAGATAGAATTGCTGGAGCTAAAATGAAAAGCAAAGGAAAAAAAGCATAATGGCTAATAGGTATTTTAATAAACAAGTATCACCTAAAAAATATATGGTTGGTGGACGTGTAAAAAGAGATAGAGGAACACCTAAAGGTGGTGAATTAGGTGAAATCAAAGAACAAAGATTAGCAGCTGGTAATGGTAAAGACACTCCAGATAAACCAAGAGATAAAAGACCTCCAATGAAGGCAGAAAAATTAAGAGTTCAAAAAGAAAAAATGGCAGATAAATTTAGACTAAAGGAAAGAAAACTAAGGGGATTAAAAAATGACTAAACTATGTCCAAGAGGAAAAGCGGCAGCGAAGCGTAAATTTAAAGTTTACCCGTCTGCCTATGCCTAACGCCTACGCATCTAAAATATGTGCAGGTAAAATTAAAGATCCGTCTGGAGTAAAGAGAAAAGATTTCAGAGGTCGTAAACCATCTGCAATGGGTGGAAGAATATACAAAGCTGGCGGTGGTTTAACAGAGGCTACTGAAAGATTAAGAAGACAAGGTTTAAAAAGAGGTGGTGGTGTCTGTGTTAGAGGATTGAATAGAGACGCAGTCGGTAAAAATTCATAATGATATGGCAAAAAATGGTCTTGATAAATGGTTCAAACAAAAATGGGTAGATATTGGGAGCAAGCGAAAAGATGGTTCCTTTGCAAAATGTGGCCGTTCAAAACAGAAGAAGGACGCAAAGAGGAAGTATCCAAAATGCGTGCCTCTAGCGAAAGCGAGAAGAATGTCGGAGGGACAGAGAAGATCTGCCGTTGCCAGGAAACGGGCAGCTGCCAATGTGGGACCTAAACCAACTAACGTAAAAACATTTGCAAGAAAGAAAGCATCTACTGGTGGTTTTAAAACTACGGAAAAATACATAGGTAGAAGTATTAGAGGTGATTATGGTGGTGTTAATTTATCAAATCCATCTTATGTAAAATACTATAAAGGTATGTTGGACTAATGAGAAACGATTTTCAAGTTAGAGAAAAACTAGCAAAAGGCACTATGCCAGCTAGAAACAAGAAGAACTTCAGGCCTACAAAGGCCGGAGCAGGTATGACTCGAGCCGGTGTCAAAGCCTATAGAAGATTAAATCCCGGTTCAAAACTAAAAACAGCCGTGACTGGTAAAGT